ACTAGGTGACACACGTGGTGCAATGATTGCCGCCGCTGGTGCTTATCCTCCACTTAGTTTTCCATCCTTGGCAGTACAGGTGGCCAGAGACAAACACAATACCGGTAGCTTTTTTCCCGACGACGAGCAAATTGCAAACGCTGCCAAAGGTATTCCAGCGCCCCCGTCACCTGCAGAGTTGCAAGCAGCTGAGTGGTCAAAAAAAGCGGGGATCAATCCCAACACGTTATTGCCAGTAAAAGAAAATGCACCAGTTAGAACCTACACCATGGAAAATGGCACATGTTTAGAATGCTACGGAGATGATCAAGCAGGATTTGAAATACGTCATGCGGGGCGCAGCTTGCCCACAAGATTCTCCAATCTAGATCATGCGGACATGGCAGTCAAAATATTCCAGAAGCGCCGTGAGGCCAATCAGAATCAAGACTACTTGGAAGAAAAATAAAATGATCCTAGACAATTTCTTTGAGCCACGCAAAAAATCTATTGTTGAAGCAACAATGTCTCCAGGATCACCTGCACTGGCTGCACCCAAGGCACCCGCTGCTCCGGCAGCGCCTACTAATCCAGCAGCACCTGCGCCGCAGAGCAATCGCCAGTATTCTAAAACATACAACGCCCAGACCAAGACTTGGAATACCAATGCACCTGCGGCTAACCCAATGTCGCAAGATACTGCACAACGTGCTCAAAATCTACAACAGGTGCAACAGCAAGCAGCCCAACCAGACACAGATAATGATTTTGATAGTTGGGAACAGAGTGGCAACACAGCCGTGCCTGTGACCAAGGGCGGGGTCAAACAAAACTTATACCAAATGCCTGTGAGTCAGGTTCCCCAAGGTGCCAATGTCACACAAAAATACAATGCCTATCAACAACAAGGTGGTTCAGCAGTGCCTGTTGACTCAAATGGCAGCATACAACAACTGGGCAAGATACCCCTGGGCCAGGTGCCGCAGGGTGCCAACATCACACAGTCTCCAGGCGCAGGCGGTAATTTGGATAAAAATCTGCCAACAGCACCTGCCTTGGAAGAGGATGATCAATCAATAGACAAGGATCTGGTCAACCAGATCTACAGAAACAATCGCGATGTCATTGGGTCCAACATGAATCTGATTGAGCCCAAGACCATAATAGATCTTCCGGATGGCACACCTTATGAAATACAACCCGGTGATACCTTGTCCAAGATCGCTAAAAATATTCCAGCAATAAAAGCAGACGCGGCAGTATCAAATGCTTTTGTGGCAACAGAGCCTACCTGGATGGACAAACTAAAAAAAGCCGGAACAGGCCTGCTGGCCGGAGAACTTCCCTCTAAGGCCATTGGCAGTGCATTTCCATCATTGAAAAAACGTACACCTGTAGCAGCTCCCGTGGATAAAGTGGCAGCCGAACCTGTTGTCAAGGCACCACCCGAAATGGTCGCGCCTGCTGATTCAATGGATCCAGGAGAAGAGATTGTTGTTAAATCAAAAGTCAAACCTCACCTGCCGCCGCGCACTCCTAGTCCTGAACCGTTCATGCCACCAGTGGCACAACCGAGATTTCCGCACATTCCCAGTCCTCAACCTTTCATGCCAGCAGGCGCAAATCCTGAGCGACCAAAACCACCGTATATACCTACTCCTACGCCCACTGGCAAGGAGCCGCCACCGTCGGCTACCCCTACTGGTATTCCTGCTGCGACTGACAAGCTATCTCGATTGGAAAAAGGTGCCGAAACAAAAATCGGCCAAGCATACAATTGGCTTGCCAATCTAGTCAAAGGCCGCGAATCTGGCAACGATTATGACATTGGATACCATTATCCGCCAGGATCGGGCGGTGTCGGCCCTGACAAGAGAAAAAGCTCAGCATACGGCGCATACGGATTGACTCAAGCATATATTGACAATGCCCGCAAACTGGATCCCGCCCTGGACAAACCCATAGATAAATGGACCGCAGCGGATCAGGACCGTGCTTTCCAACTGGGTACCGCCACAAACGTAAAACGCATGAGTACCCTGGGTGTGGATCTTGCCAAGCATCCCGAAGCACCAAGCATTGCTCACGCTTTAGGCCCCGATGGTGCTGCCGATTATTTTTTAAACGGAAAGCTAAGTCAGGAAGCTATTGACAAAAACGGTGGTGAGAAAAAACTCAGGGCAATCATCGCACAACGAACCAAAGATGCTCAAAATGCGCTAGAGCTACAGAACAAAGAAAAATCAAAGCAAAAGACCAAAGAAAGCGCAGTAGCTGAAACTGTGCAGACCGTCAAGGTCATGTTGGAGACCGCTACCACACGTGATGATGTGCGTAGAATCAAAGACTACATTGATCGCCAATACACACGCCACGGACTGACTGATTCTGTGTCATTTGCTCAACGCAACCACTTGGTTGAACGAGTGATCGAGATCACTGCCAAACGCCTGCTACAGACATAAAGAACACACCTTAGGACCGGTACTCTGTTACCAAAAGTGTGGGGCGGCTGCTGCCCGGGAATGAACGATTCGCTACTTAGTAATTCTCAAAGTGAGCACATTTCCGTTGACTTTGCTGGCTGCATCAATTATACTTGCGTTTTACTAGGAGACACCATGTCAGACAAATCTTTCAACGGCGATCAAAAGATCAAACTCACCCAAATCATCAACGAAGGCATGCAGGTCATGCACGAGATTGATACCTTGCAAGGCGGCCTGAATGATACCATTAAGGCAGTGGCTGAAGAATTGGAAATCAAACCTGCTGTGCTGAAAAAAGCTATTAAGATCGCACACAAAGCCGAATTTGGCAAAGCCAAACAAGACCACGAGTTGCTGGAAACTATTCTGGAAACTGTTGGCAAAACTCTATAAATATTGCTTTTAACAGCAACGAGTCGCTCACGACACGAGCATGAATCACGGCCCGCCGGCCATAAACGGAGAACAATGAGTTACGTTGATGCACTTTATGATCGCGCACACGATCGAATCCATGTGGTTGAACGGAAAGATGGGCAAAGAGTCTATCGAGAATATCCGGCCAACTATGTTTTCTACTACGATGACCCGCGTGGAAAATTCCAATCAATCTACGGCACACCTGTAGCAAGATTTTCTAGCAAGAACAACAAAGAGTTCCGCAAAGAAGTGCGTATGCACTCCAGCAAAAACATCTACGAATCGGATATCAATCCCATATTCCGTTGTTTAGAGGACAACTACAAAGGCCAAGACGGCCCCAAACTACACACAGCATTCTTTGACATCGAAGTGGACTTTGATCCCGAACGCGGATTCTCACCTGTGACAGATCCATTCAATCCTGTGACTGCAATTTCCGTGTACATGGATTGGATGGATCAACTGGTCACGCTGGCTGTGCCACCTCGACACATGAGCATGGAAACTGCACAAGACATTGCAGCAGAGTTTGACAACTGCTTTGTGTTTGAAAAAGAAGCAGACATGCTGAACACGTTCTTGGACTTGATCCAGGATGCTGACATTCTCACTGGATGGAACTCAGAAGGCTATGACATACCCTACACCGTGAATCGTATCAGTAGGGTACTAAGCAAAGATGACACACGACGCATGTGTTTGTGGAATCAGTTTCCCAAGCCACGCATGTTCGAACGCTTTGGTGCAGAGAACGAGACCTTTGATTTGATAGGCCGTGTGCATATGGACTATATGCAACTGTATCGCAAATACACCTATGAAGAGCGTCACAGCTATGCACTGGATGCCATTGGTGAATACGAAGAGATTGGTCGCAAGACTGCATTCGAAGGCACACTGGATCAACTGTACAATCAGAACTTCAAGACCTTTATTGATTACAATCGTCAGGACACAATGTTGATAGGCAAGCTGGACAAGAAACTGCGTTTCTTGAGTCTGGCCAACACCCTGGCACATGAGAATACCGTGTTATTGCAGACCACCATGGGTGCAGTGGCAGTGACTGAGCAGGCCATCATTGTGGAAGCTCATGAACGTGGTATGGTAGTTCCCAATCGCAAAGAAAGGCTCTCCAGTGAAGACACGCAAGCCGCAGGTGCCTATGTTGCTTATCCCAAAAAAGGCATCCACGAATGGATTGGCTCCATCGACATCAACTCGCTCTATCCCAGTGCTATTAGGGCCCTCAACATGGGGCAGGAAACCGTTGTTGGCCAATTGCGGCCCATAATGACTGATCGGCTAATCAATGACAAGATGGCCCGGGGCGACAGCTTTGCTGCTGCCTGGGAGGGATTGTTTGCCAGCCTTGAATACACAGCCGTGATGGAACAACAACGCGGCACAGAAATCACTATAGACTGGCAAGATGGCACAGAGACCATACACTCCGGTGCCGAGATATGGAGGATGATTTTTGATTCCAACCAGCCTTGGATCTTGAGTGCAAACGGTACCATCTTCACTTACGAGAAGGAAGCAGTGATTCCGGGCCTGCTCAAGCGTTGGTATGCTGAACGCAAAAACATGCAGAAGAAAGCCGGCGAATATGAGGGCAAAGATGATGTGCAGTTTGAATACTGGGACAAACGTCAGTTGGTCAAGAAGATTAACCTAAACAGTTTGTATGGTGCTATTCTTAATCCTGGTTGTAGATTCTTTGACAAGCGCATTGGTCAATCAACCACACTGGTAGGTCGCTCCATTGCCAAGCATATGGATGCGTATGTGAACGAATGCATCACAGGCGAGTATGATCACACAGGTAAATCAATCATCTACGGTGACACAGACTCATGTTACTTCACTGCCTGGCCTATGCTGGAAAAAGAAGTTACAGAAGGTCGTATGGAATGGTCCGCTGAGACTTGCATCGCGCTGTACAACTCCATAGCAGATCAAGTGAATGAATCGTTTCCCGGCTTTATGGAACAGGCATTCCACTGCCCGAGAGAGATGGGGTCTGTTATACGCGGCGGCAGAGAGATTGTGGCCAGAACTGGCTTGTTCATCACCAAGAAGCGTTATGCTGTGCTGTACATTGACAAAGAGAACAAGCGTGTGGATGTGAATGGCAAGCCGGGTAAAGTAAAGGCCATGGGGTTGGATCTCAAAAGATCAGACACACCCGTGATAATTCAAGAGTTCCTGAGCGAGATTCTAAATAAGGTACTGACAGGAACACAGAGAGAAGAGATCGTGGCGCGCATCAGAGAGTTCAAGTATGTATTCATGGAACGGCCGGGCTGGGAGAAGGGGTCGCCCAAGCGTGTGAACAATCTGACCAAGTATAGAAAAGAAGAAGAACGACTGGGCAAAGCCAACATGCCAGGACATGTGCGAGCAGCTATGAACTGGAACAACTTGCGTAGGATGAACTCGGACAACTATTCAATGCAGATCGTGGATGGCATGAAGACCATCGTGTGCAAGCTCAAAGGCAATGCCTTGGGTTGGACCAGTATTGGCTACCCCACAGATGAGATGCACTTGCCACAATGGTTCAAGGACTTGCCATTTGATGATGGTGAGATGGAGGCCACTGTAGTAGATCAAAAGATCGACAATCTATTGGGTGTGTTGGGGTGGGATTTAAAGTCCAGTACCAACACAGAAAACACATTTACTAGTTTATTTTCTTTTGAATGACACTCAGCCAAATTGTACAATTTAAAAATCAGATAGATAGCCTACGTGTTGATCCAGTTGGCAGTGAATTCGTACGACATCTTGAAGATATACTGCATCATGTGAGCAGCAACGAGATACGTGCGGAATCAGACATACAGAATGTTGAGCAGGATCTTGACGCAGTAAAGCAGTCAGTTGATGCATTCCGAAACTCGTTCGCCAATGTGTCAAGGTCCTTGCAACACATGGTTGAATCAAGAGACCCCGGCATGTATGATCACAGCATGCGAGTTTATCAAGAAGAGTTTTCACAAGATACTGTAGAACATATCCTCAATCGAGGATTGCCAATTGACCGGGCTAGCGAAAACATCTTGTTGGCCAGAGTGAAAAGTTATGCCGATTGGAGACTGCCCGGCATGATCATCCGACCTGCCATGCAAGATTACATAGACAGCATGGTAGCACTGGATCCATTGTATCTAGTGGATCATGACGTTGGATTACTTGAGCCGGCAAAGGAAAGATATCTACCCGAATATCAACGTCGCTTGCGCTTGTACACCATAAACGATTATGTCAGGCGACCCATATTCAAAAACTTTCCCAAGAATCAGTTTGGGTTGATCTTTGCTTACAACTACTTCAACTACAAACCGCTGTCGGTGATCGACGACTACTTGGCAGAAATGTATCAACTGTTGCGACCCGGTGGTGTGTTGATCTTTACCTACAACAACTGCGACCTGTGGCATTGTGTGTCATTTGCTGAAAAGAACTTCATGTGTTATACCCCAGGTGTGAAAATATGGGACCTGGCACACAAGCATGGGTACGCAGTGACATTTGAACACAATGGATTGTTGGATGCCAAGTGGATAGAGTTGAAGAAGCCTGGCGAAATTGTCAGCATAAGAGGCGGCCAGTCATTGGCCAAAATAGTTGTGGGTCAGTGAAAAAACCTATATACTATACACAATACAAGGAGATTAGTATGAAAGATTATCTATTAGATTTAGTTGAACACACATATGACCTGGGCTGTATCAGCTTGGTCAAGATTGTTGGCACCGATACTGCCACCAGCATGAGCGGCTTGGCCGAGGACTTGAGCGTGGTAGTACAAGCGGATTTTAAAAATCCTGTGCCCGAGTTTATCGGAACATTTGGCATGCCCAATCTTGGCAAGCTCAAGACTCTGATCAACTTGCAAGAGTATCGTGAAGATGCCACGCTCACCATCACCAAGCGAGCCACTGGAGAGCCAGATGGTATCAACTTTGAAAACAAGGCCGGTGACTTCCGCAACACCTATAGGTTCATGGCCAGTGAGATTGTGAATGACAAACTCAAAACAGCCAAGTTCAAAGGTGCCACATGGCATGTGGAATTTGAACCCACCAATGCTGCTATCCAGAGACTGAAATGGCAGATGACTGCCAATGCCGAAGAAGCCAACTTCACAGTGAAGATTGAAAACGGAGATCTTAAATTGTTCTTTGGTGACCACTCCACACACGCAGGCAACTTTGTGTTCCATCCTGGAGTGAAAGGCTCACTCAAACGTGCCTGGGCTTGGCCTGCTGCACAGGTACACAGCATCCTGTGTCTCACTGGAGACAAGATCATGCGCATCAGCGACGATGGTGCTGCACAGATCACTGTGGATTCAGGTATCGCAGTTTATAACTACATCTTACCAGCGCAGTCAAAATGATCAAACATGTGTATGGCAGTGGTCGATATCTAACCACTACGAACAACCAGGCCACCAACTATATGAACAACTATAGCGGTGCTCAAGGGCTGGGTAATATTCGGTTCAACACCACAATTCAGGGCTTGGAAGTGTATGATGGCACAATGTGGCATCCGGTACAGATGGACACTGTGAATTTGAGTCTGACATCGGATGCCCAGGATGCCATTGCTTGGGCGGATCAAAAGCGTGGAGAAGAAATCAGGATGCAGACACTGGCTGAGAAGCATCCTGCTGTGGCTGATCTCATGGCAGCGGTGCGTGACGCTGAAGAAAAACTGCGCATAGCAGTAGCCCTGGTACAGGTATGACTCAAGACAATCTCACTGCCAAGCAGAATGACTATGCTGTGTTCCTGCCAGCCATATCTGGATTCTATGCCACATTCGTGGGCAAGCAACGGGATCCAGTGAATGGTCCTTATGTGGATCCTGCACGAATGCCCACAGGCATACCAGACATGGAACAACTGAACTGGCTCAACAGCACTAAAGCATTGTTTCCTTACCGGTGGAGCCTGTATTCAGGTGGGCATGCCAACCTGGACTTGAACAAGCAGGACTGGTCGGAAGACATGGTTCGCAACAGAGAACCAGGCACGTTCATGCTGGGCGACTCTGGTGGATTCCAGATTGCCAAAGGCCTGTGGGAAGGTGACTGGAAAGCCAACTCGGGCTGTGCCAAAGCACAGAAGAAACGTGAGTCAATCCTCAATTGGCTGGACAATGTGTCTGACTACTGCATGACACTTGATATTCCAACCTGGGTCATACACGATAAAAAAGCATCCAAGGCCTGTCAAATCACCACGCTGCAAGAAGCTGTGGACGCCACCAAGTTCAACAACGAATACTTCATGCGGCACCGCAAAGGTGTTCGCAATGGTGGCACCAAGATTTTGAATGTGTTGCAGGGCGACAATCACACATCAGCTGATGCGTGGTACCAAGAGATGAAACACTTTTGCGACCCTGCCCAGTATCCAGACACACATTTTGATGGCTGGTCAATGGGTGGACAGAACATGTGCGACGTGCATCTGGTGCTCAAACGTCTGGTCACCTTGCGCTATGACAATCTCTTGCAGGAAGGCATACATGACTGGATGCACTTCTTGGGCACAAGTAAGTTGGAATGGGCGGTGCTGCTCACTGCTATCCAACGTGCAGTTCGCCGGCATGTGAATCCGGCTTTTACCATCAGCTTTGATTGTGCCAGCCCGTTCTTGGCCACTGCTAACGGTCAGGTGTATCATGAGATTGATACCACGCACAACAGCAAGTGGTCTTATAGAATGAGCCCCATAGCTGACGACAAGAAGTACAGCACAGACACACGCCCATATGGGCCAGCTGTGGTAGCAGATGGCTTGGTCAATCACTTTGATGAAAGCCCTATCAGCCAACATCTTACCATGAAAGACATCTGTATCTACAAGCCCGGTGATCTCAACAAGATCGGCAAAGAAGGTCGGACGTCATGGGACTCATTCTCATATGCATTGCTGATGGGTCACAATGTATGGACACATTTGGAATCGGTACAACGTGCCAATCGTGAATATGATTCTGGCACCAAGTGGCCTCGCATGCTGTGGAACGAAAAAGGTGACCATGCTCGATTCCATGACATAGTGGAAGCTATCTTTGCTGCTCCAACCAAACACGACAGCATGAACATCATCGAACACTACAACAACTACTGGATGGACGTGGTGGGCACACGTGGATTCAAAGGCAAGAAAGCCATGAACGCCAGGACACAATTCAATGCTCTATTTGACATGGTAGAGGTTGACAGTGACCCAGAAGATCTGTTAAACTCACAAGCATTACAACAACTTGAACAGGATCAAGTATGAACCGCGAAGGTCATGAGGATGTCAAGTTCTTTTACGGAACTGAAGTAGAACACACTCCGGCATTTGGAATGCCCACATTGTTTGTGGTCGGTATTCAAGAACAGGAATGGATTGGATATAACTTGAATGGTCGGGGTCATATCTACTTTGGTGCTAATCAAAGTTTTCCCAATCCAGATATAAATGATGCTGCTGCATGGAAACCTTGGGAAGACATGATCCGAGGCTTTCTTGATCGCGACTATCTATGTACCCTGGATATAGATGTCCGATGCGTGGAAGGACTGCTAGAATCAGGATTGTGTGATTATCGCAACTTCATTCCCATGATCTCTGTGAAAATGCCTTACATCCGGCAGCTGGGCTACAATGCCACACTCAAACTGGACGACCGAGACTTTGCTGCTACCAACCCTGGCGTTTGGTGTCACAGCATACACGACTTACAAAATTGGGATCGCTTTACTGACTGGTCTAAATATACCAAGGACGAAACACTATGAATCAACGAGAACAAATATTACTAGAACAACGCAAGCGAGTGCGTGATCATGCAGAACGCAAGATCTGGGTCACGTTCCGCAAAGAAGGCATCCATCGATATCCAGCCGCTGACACAGATCCCGCACTGGCCACTGGAGATGAATATGACGTATCGTTTCTTGCTAGTCCTCATCGTCACATCTTTCATTTCCGGGTGTGGATCGATGTGTTCCATAATGACCGAGACATCGAATTCATCCAGTTCAAACGATGGCTTGAGAATCTGTATCGCGATGCCACTCTGAGTCTAGACTACAAGAGCTGTGAAATGATGGCGGATGATCTCTACGATCAGATTGCTGCTAGATATCCAGACCGAGCGATCTGGATCGATGTTGCCGAGGATGGTGAGAACGGCGCATCTATACAATACAATCTCGCCCAACCTGCCCACTCAATCAAATTCTAATAGGAAACAACATGGCAAAAATCACATTCCGTACCAACCCCCGCGTGACTGAGATCTTCGATGATCTCGAGCAGTACGAGGAGTTCTGCAAGGACTACGGATATCGTTACAACGAAGCGGATCTCTACAACTTCAAGAGCTACGCATGGCAGCAATACACCAAATATGCGCAAGGCAAGAATGCCAAGAACATGTGGTGGGAAGATGCTCGTAGATTGGCAGGACACCGCGCATGAGAAAACTCTACTACATGGGGCTGGAAAGCTATGAGGCCCGTTATACACTACAGCTGACCGAGTGGAATCGTCGTGTGTTCGACCAACACAATCTCGACGTGGTGTATGTGCCCGGACTCACCTTAGACAATAGCCAAAAGATCGTGGTTGGACAAGTGCTGGACGCACATGGACGCAGCTACTTTGGCATGAGCCAGTTGATGAATCTGGTCAGACTCATGCAACAAGGAGAAGTCACCAATGAAGATGTTATCTACTTTGAAGACATGTTTCAGCCAGGCATTGAGTCGCTGCCGTACATACTCAATCAAGTGCCTGAGAACCTGCGTCCTCGCATTTTTGTTCGCTGTCTTGCTCAGTCTATCGATCCCGATGACTTTGTTCATGTCTGGGGGATGGCTAAGTGGATGGGTCTCTATGAGAAAATGGTGTGTGAAATGGTTCGGGATAGCGGTGGAGCAGTTCTTGCGACTAATGAAGAAATGGTCATGCACATGAGAGTGGCCGGATGGGATGTGCCCATCTACAACATCTCGGGCTTGGCATTTGGCAAGGCTGAAGTGCTGGAACGCATTGGCGGTGCTGGCAACGTCCGACCATTCGCAGATCGCCCACGCCGTGTGGGATTCGCAGCACGTTTTGACCAAGAGAAGCAACCGGGCTTTTTCATGGACTTGATCGAGATGTACAGCCAACTTACTGACGAACCATGTGAGTTTGCCATCTACTCAGGTGGTGAGTTGCGTAGCAACAACCCAGAGTATGTGGCTCGTGCTCGCAGGATGGAAGCTGAAGGCAACCTCAAAATCTACGACAACATCAGCAAGAATGAATACTATGCTCACCTTAATTCAACTCGTGTGCTTTTCAATTGTGCTCTTCAGGATTGGGTTTCAAACACCGTCTCAGAAGCGGATACCCTTGGATGTAATGTGCTGTATCCTGCTTATCGG